CGCCGAGACGCTGGCCTCGAGCGACAGCCTGTCCCGCCCGGACCGCGATGGACGACAGGTGCGCGTACAGGGTGCGGACGTTGCCGGGGTGGTTGACCTTGATGTGGTTGCCGTAGGAGGTGCTCAGGTGAGCCGTCGATGCGACGGTCCCGCGGTCCCACGCGCGCACAGCCTTGCCGGTGTCGTCGCCGCTGCCGTTCAGGTCGCCGGCCCAGCGCGCCCACGGGTAACCGCTGTGCCTGCTGACGCTGGTCGCCCCAGCCATCGGGGTGACGCCTCCACCGAGGAAGTAGCCCGGCAGCTTGGAGAGCGCGCCGTGCATGACCTGCTCACGGAAGCGAGCCATCGCCTTGTGCCCGCCGGGGAAGCGGCTCATCTCCGCCTTGGTCCACACATGCTCGTCGGCGTGCACGATCCCGGCAGGCTTCATCTTCGGGCCAGGTCCCGTGTGGCCGCCTCGGTCAAACCCGACGTGGGGGACCTTCATGTCGACGCCGGGAATGCCGTTGAGCGTCTTGACCATGCCCGCGAACACGGTGTTGACGACGAAGCGGACCGGCTTTGCGGCGAGCCCCTGCAGCTTGCCCCAGATGCGCCCGATTGCGTCGATCGCGCCGCTGAACAGGCCGCGCACCTTGCCGAGCGCGTCACCGATGCTCTTGCGGAGCCACGTCATCCCGGCGCCGGTCACCTTGCGCAGAGTGCCGAACAGATTGCGCCAGAAAGCGATGTTCCGCGCGACCGTCTCAGAGACCACCGTGCGGATAGCCGCCAGCGCGCCACCGAAGGCCGACCGGAGTACTTTCCATCCCAGCGTGGCGATCTTCCACAGCCCCGAGAACAGGTTTCGCCAGAAGCCGATGTAGGCACGCACCGCGCCCGAGAACAGGCGCCCGACGAGGCCGAGTCCCCGGTCGATCACGCCACGCACCAGCGTCATGCCGCGGGTGCCGAGGTTCTTGATGCCCTCCCACAGGCCACGCCACGAGCCCAGGAGCTTGACCACGCCACGCTTGAAGATGGCGAGGATACCGACGTTGAACCAAACCTTCACCAAGCCGATGACGGTGTTGATCGCACCCTTGGCGATCTGCTTGACCGCTTGCCACGCCTGGCCCCACTCGCCGTGCACGATGGCCACGACCAGCTTGAAGACGCCGCTGATGACGTTGATGATTCCCTTGATCGCCTGGATCGCGCCCTTCACTGCGCCGATCAGCGCATCACCGAACATCCGCAGCAGGAACTTCGCCACGGGGACGATGATGGGCAGGATGTTGCGAAACGCCGGGAGGAACTGGTTGTTCAGCAGGTTCCCGATGTCACGCAGCCCCGGCCCGAGCGTCCTGACGACGCCCTCAGCGATGCCCCGAATGGTCGGCAACAGCTCGCGACCCGCAGCAGCGATAACCTCGAACGTCTTGCCGAGCTGCGACCCGCCACCACCGCCCTTGAGCGAGTCGAACAGGGACTTCACGACCGGGACGACGTTGCGCTGCACGAAGCCGCCGAAGTCCCGCAGGATAGGCAGTACGTTGGTGCGGAAGCCGCCGGCCAACGCCTTGATGGCCGGGATGCCCGTCGCGTTCAGGAACGTCACGAACCTGGTCACGATCGGCAGCAAGCCCTTGCCGACCGACGCCTTCGTGTCCTCGAACTGGGCGGTGAGGATCCGCTGCTGGTTCGCCAGCCCGCCGGACGTGCGGCCGAAGTCGCCCTGTGCGTCCTTCGTCTGCTTCATGATCAGCGCCTGGGCGGCCAGCACCTTCTGCTGCGGGGTCAGTGCCTGCTTGGTCGTCTCGATCAGGCCCATCTTCATGGCCTGCTGACGCATGGAGGCGTCGTCGAGCAACACCCCGAAACGGCGCATCGGCTCGGCCTCACCACGGAAGGCGGCACCGAGGGCCTGGATGGCCTCCTCGGGTGACGCGTTGTGGAAGGACGCCAGGTCCGAAGCCAGCTTTGTGTTGTCGGCAGCGAAGCGCGCGAGATCCTTGCCCGACTTGCCGGCCGACTTGCCGAACACGCCGAACACACCTGCGGCGTCGAGGGCCTGCTGCCGGGTCTGCCCCAACGACGTCGCGGCATCCTTCGACCAGTTGGCCAGCATCTTGGAGCCGGGACCACCGAAGATCTGCTGGTTCTTCGACAGGGTCTCGTTCAGGTCCGACGCCGCACCGACCGCGTCCTTCAGGTAGCCGACGCCCTTGGTCACGACGAACGCGCCTGCCAAGATCCCGCCGACCCTCAGGGCTGACTTGAACTTGCTGTTGAAGCCGGAAGCCGCCCGCGTCCCGGTCTGCTCCACCTTGGAGGTGACCTCACGCTGGTAGTTCCGCATCGACGGCCGGACCGTGATGTAGGCGGATCCACCGTTGATCATCGCGCGTTGGCCTCGATGAAGTCAGCGGTCCGCGACAGCACGTGGTCGCCGTTCTTCCACTCCACGTGCGCGGCGTAGTCGGCGTCGTTGACGAGGCGCGCGGCTGCCGTCTTGCCCGGGGCGGCCTCGACCCGGAACGAATCGGCGTAGTGCCCGGAGTCCTTGGGGGCGATGCTCTGCGCGTGCTCCCAGCCACGCTCCGCGTTCGTCTCGACGGCGCCCTGCATCTCCCGCGTCGAGGCGAGGGCGTCGAGATCACGGGGCGATGGCGGGACGTAACGAAAGTCGCTCACTGCGCCCCACCTCTCGCTCGTGCCTGCTCGATCGCGTCGAACAGGTCGTTCCACTCGGCTTCCTTCTGAACCTTCGCGGCGCGCTCGGCAGCCGTCTCAGGGGTGGGCCACGGCTCCGGCATGTTGCCGCCGCCAGCAGTCACCACGATCAGCTCACCGAGCCGGTTGAACACCGCCGCCAGCAGCTGCTCGGTGGGCGACCACTCGGAGATCCGCGGCCGGTACTTCCGCTGCGGCGCATCATCCGCCACGCTCGGTGCGAGCTCGTCGTCCTGGGCGATGGCCTCCGCGTAGTGCGAGTGCGCAGGCAGGTGCTCGATCAGGTTCAGCATCGTCCGGGCGCTGATCCGGTCCCGGAAGAAGTCGAGCATGTCGACGCCGGGGTACTCGTGGTGGAAGTCGGCCTCGATGGCGTCGCCGTAGCGCTCAAGCAGCCATCGAAGCCTTAGGAATCCCCCAGCTGGAAGTGCTTCTGCATGTCCTCGCTGAGCGCCTTCATCACCGCTGCGTCCTCGCCGCCGACGATCTCCAGCAGCCGGGGAGCCTGGTCACCGGCGAGGGCCTCGATGGTCTCCTTGCTGGACATGGCGTCCTCGATCGCGAAGATCACGTCACCGGTCGGACGGGGGATCGTCAGCGTCTCGTCCGTGCTGACGTCCAGCACGAACGGCTCCCCCTTGACCTCGGAGCGATACTTGTCGAGCGAATAGTGCCCGTTCGCGGGGCGCTTGCTGTTGCTCACTTCGCGGTCCACCCCAGCGCCTTGAGGCGGGTGACCTCGGCCGCGTTCACCGGGACCGCGGCGAACTCGACCTTGTGCTCGCCGTCCTTCGACACGAGCGTCACCGTCTTCGCCTTCGGCGTGGCCTTCGCCTCCTCGATGGGCTTCGGCAACTGCTCGTCCTTCTTCTGCTCAGCCATGTCCGTCTCCTTCAGTGCTCGTGGTGGGGGTGGATCAGGCGCCGGCGGTGACGTCCATGTCGGCGAGCAGGCCGGCCAGACCGGGACCGCCCCAGAACAGCCGGACCGCGGTGCCCTCGTCGTCGTCGGACTGGGCGTTGATCGTCAGCGGGTAGTTCACGCCCGCGTCGTTGTTGGCCCAGTTCTGCTCGCCGTTCTGCGAGAGGTTGGCGCGCGGGAAGTGGATCCCCAGGTAGACGTCGAGACCGTTCTCCTTGTTGACGTCACGCCCCAGCGCGAGGACCCGCTTGTCCCGGACGGACGGCAGGAGCGGCTTGTCGAAGGTGACGGTCCCCGTCGTCGGGTCCGAGGCCAGCGCGGACGTGTCCACGTTGTAGAACGCGTCCCAAACGGCGGCCTTGGTCTCCATCGCGGTGCAGGTCAGCGACGCCGACTCCGACGTGATGTCGACCCGGGCCGGGAAGTTGTCGCCCCAGCCCTTGATCTCGGACCGCTCGACCTCGTTGGCCGACGCGAGCCCGTCCTGGGTCAGGCGGCCCAGCGACACGTAGCCGGCCGGGATGGTCAGCACCCCGCCCGCAGCACAGATGTCAGCGAGCGCGGAGGTGGAGTAGTCGGCCACCAGCAGCGCGCCGCCGAGAGCCTTCCGAATCAGGTTGCTGCGGAAGGCGGCAACCTCAGCGAAGGTGGACATGGTTTCTCCCTTGGTTCTCAGTCGGTGCGACGGGTGGTGAGGCGGTAGATGGCCTGAGCGACCCGCACGGACGGATCAGGCCAGGGGTAGGACGAGGGACCGGACTCGGTGCTGCTGGAGTCGAGCAGGAAGCCGCCCGGCTTGCTCATCGCGGGCAGCTCGTGGTTCAGCCGGTCCCGGATGGTCTCGGCCAGGTCCCGCGCGGCAGTGGGCTTCTCTGAACTGCCTGCCGCGAACGTCTGCACGGACACGCGCGGGTAGTCGTTCTCCCCGTCATCACTGCCGCCGACCCGCTGTATGCGGATCACTGGCAGCCGGGAGACGAGATCGGCCGGAGTCGACGTGACGGTGTAGCCGAGGTCCTCGAGGTAGTCCATTAGGGCCGTCTCAATGTCGGGGAACATCAGCCCTCCACGCGGGTCAGGACAGCCTCGAGCCCGACGCCCCAGTCGCCGGGCTCGCCGTCGACCTGCCAACGAGGATCACTGGGCTGCGGGGAGGCACTGAAGACGACCACATCCTGCGACCGGAGATCAGCGCCGGGCGGCGCGTAGAGGCTCCGGCCCGTGATGACAGTCGCTTGCCTGTCCGTGCGCTCCTCCGAGCTGCGCGGGGCGATCAGGCATCCGTCGATGCGATGGGACGTACCGCCCGGCAGCTGGTTGCCGTAGCGGTCAGTGCCAGCCGAGCGCTCGACGGTGACAGCGACCTCGTCCCAGCCGCTCATCGCAGGTAGGGCATCGACCCTGCCCACGCCCCTTGGCTGGCGGCCGTGGGGCTACCGGTCACTGAGGCAAGTAGGTCGATCCGCTCGCTTTCGGCGAGGTACACGCCGGCGCGCTCGGAGATCTCGAACGTCTTGGAGAATGGACCATCGGTCCGAGTGCGCAGACGCTCCGGGTTGCGGTACGCCCGCGCGGCCACCTCGAGAGCGATGGCACGGACGCGCGCCGGGTAGGCGGACATCGTTCCGGTCACCTCTATGACGAGGCCGACCGTCGTGTCAACGATCTGCTCCAGCGCGGCCGAGTCGAGCTGGTCGGGCGAGGAGCGGAGGTAGGTCGCGACATCGGAAGCTTCGATCATCACGACCTAACCCCGCCGCTCGTGCTCATCAGGCGTCGTCAGACTTCCGGGTCTTGCGCGCAGAAGTCTGCACCTCAGGCTCCCCCCAAGCGAGCGGGTTGGGGATCGCCTTCCGCAGTTCCGGGGTCTCCTCGGTGCCTCCCTCGGCGACCGAGCCGTCGGAGAGGACCACCGAGTACGCCAAGGCGGCCATTAGGCGGCCGCCCCGGAGATCAGGCCGGAGACGCACACGATCGCGTCGGTGTCCTGGATCACCGGCATGCCGATCGCAGCGCCCTTGACCGCGCGCTGGACCGGGTTGTCCTGGCCCAGCGTGACGATGGTCAGCCCGGGTGCCTGCGCGGCGGTCAGGACGTTGCCCTGAACCTGCTGCACGGACTCCTGGGTGATGCCCAGCTCGGTGCGCCCGATCGGAGCGTCCGCAGCGGGCAGGAAGGTGACAGACCCTTCGGGGTAGACCCGGCGACGGACCCCCGCGGCGTCGGTCATGGTCCGGTCATAGGTCGCGATCGGCGGCAGGTTCCGCAGCGCCAGCTCGCCGGCGACGGTTGCGATGCCGATCGGCTGGTTCGGGTACTTGTTCCGCAAGAAGGTGCCGAGGATCGACACCAGCCGGGTCGAGGTCAGCATGACCCCGGCGTAGGTGCCAGCGGCGTTCAGGTACGCCGAGTGCCAGCCCTCGAGCTCCGCGAACGGGTCTCCGGCGTAGCCGGCGGCGTTGAAGGCCACTGTGCCCGGTCCGAACTTCTGCCCGTTGGGGACGCCGAAGTCGACCGGGCGGACGTTCCCGTCCTCCAGCTGGAGGCTGACGACGCCGGTGGCCAGGGCTTGCCCGCGCATCATCTCGAAGGTGTTGTCCACCGCGAGCGCGACTCGCTTGGCCCCGGTCGCCACGGACGGCGCGAGGTCGACGTTGACGCCGGCCAGTCGCCGGGCTCGGGTCAGGTCATCCTCGGTGAGGTACTCGATGGGCGTGATGGCGGGCAGGTCGCCCTTCACGTCGAGCACGCCGGGGCGCCGGATGGGCGTCGCGGGAGCGTCGAGCGCGCGGACCGGGACGGTCTGGTCCAAGCGCTGGGCGCGGCCGAGCCGGTAGGACACGTCCTGCACGTTCACGTTGGGCAGGAACTGCGCCAGGGTGTTGCGTGCGTCCCGCTGTTCGCGGGCGGCCAGGATGACCGCCTGGAGGTCGGGAACGAGGTCAATGATCTGCATGGTGTGTCTCCCGATCTCAGATGTGGACGACGGCGGTCAGGGCCGCCTTGAAGCCGGTGGGGGCGGCGGCACCAGGCAGGAGCCGCTCGGTGACGGTTCCGGCGTGCATGACGGCCTCGAGGTACTTGCCGCCGGCGACGACCTTGAGCTCGTTGATGAGGTATCCGTCGGGGGTCGCGGCGGCGGTGCCCACGGGGGCGCCCTGGTTGGTCGCGGTGACCTTCATGATTCCGGTGCCGGAGGGCACCACGCCGCTGGGGAACGCGGCGAGCATGGCGGTGCCGTCGATGAGGCGACCGTGGTTCTCGGACTTGAGGAGGTCGCGGGCCCAGACGGGCTGCGTGCTGGCGTAGGTGTTGCGGGTGGGCGCGAAGTCGGCCACGGTACTGCCTTTCTTTGCGGGAGTGGTACTGGGTGGGGACGGCGTCGCGCCGTTGTGCTGCTGTTAGTGCTGGTTCTTCATCAGGTCGAGCTGGGCTTGCACCCGGCTCTCCAGCGGGGCAGGCCCGTTGCCGCCACCAGCGCCAACGAGGTTCGCCGGTGTCGCGTGCCGACGCGTGTCGACTGCCTTGCCGAGATGTGGCTTGCGCGCGAGCAGGTCGTCGAGCGCGGTGCTCACCTTCATCGGGTCGGCACGGCCGGACCCGTCGGTGAGGGTGGAGAGGTCGACGCCAGAGAGCGCATCGGATGGATCGTGGAACCGATCGGCGGCGGCCGTCGTGACGGCCTCCTGGATGCGCTCCACGGCCTGCTGGGTGTCGCGGTCGGCGAAGGTCTGTTGGATCGGCGCGATCGCCGCTGTGACGGCCTGCTGGATCATCGTGGCGATGTCGGCGGCGTCGCCGGGGGCCGGGGTGCCTGCGTGCTTGGGCGGCGCGGTCGGGACAGTTGAGGCCGGAGCTGTTGCGGTCGCTGTCCTGGCCGCGGCCAGTGCCTGTTCGGCCTGAGTCCGGGCGGCACGCTCGCGGATGAGCGCGTTCTTGCCCGGGTCGCCCAGGGCGGTCCACTCCTCCTGGCTGACGCCCTCCGGCGGCGGAGTTGAAGGGGTGGGGGCGACTACGGGGGCGCCCGCCGGCGCGGCGGTCTGGGACGGCGGCACGAGCGGCGCCTGGGGCTGCCCGTACGGTGCGGGCGTCGGCAACGGCGGCAGGGGCCCGACGGTGGGTGCCGGAGGCGGTGTCGGGGCGGAAGGCAGGTGAGTGGGGGTGGACATCGCGTCTCCTTGGGCTGGTGTCCCATCGAGGGACGGGGCTGCGCACAGCCGGTTGGCCGGGCGCCTTGCTGCCCGGCACGGCCAGGGCAGAAGTTCGGTCAGATGTCGGTGGGTGGCGTGGCCGGGTCAGCCAAGCGCCGGTCCGAGTTGCCTTCGGCGACGGCGCGCGTCACCGTCTCCGGATCCCACCCGAGCACCGTCTCGCCGACGACGCCGCGGCCGTAGCCCGCAGATGTCAGCTTCTGTGCCGAATCTGTGGCCTGGGCCTCGACACGGGTTTCCGGATCAGCCCACCGGGACTTGACTCGCGCGCGAGATCCGGGGTCCTCGATCTCCATCATGAGTCGGAACAGCCGACGCCACGACTGCCCGAACGATCCGTCGCGACCCATGGCGTTGACGCGACGCACCATCGGTGCCTCGTCGGTCTTGAGAAGCTCGGCGCTCATGTGGGACTTGAGGTCGATGGAGTAGTACGTCGACGCGATGGAGGTTCGCGCGCGCACTCGGCTCGAGGCGTGGTTTGCCCACTGCACGAACGCCTCAAGGCCGGCCGGGGTGAGCTGCTGGAATTTGGTCTGCGGGTCGGTGCTCAGCCAGGTGTGGTCGGCGCGCGGCACGAATCCCATGATCGGCTTGCCGTCCGGCCCCATCAGCGGCGTGTTCCCTGTGGGGTCCTTCGGGTCTCGCATGACCGGCACGCCGGAGATGGCGCGGATCGGGACGGCGCCGAAGTGGCCGGCGAAGACCATGAGGCCCTCGATCAGGTCCACCACGTCGACCTCGGTGACGATCGGCTCGATGTCGCTGATCGGCTCAGTCAGCAGCCGGGAGCGGCACGCGAACTCCACGACCGGCACGCCAAGCATCCGCGAGGGCCGTTCACCCTCAGGGGCGATCACCCAGCGAGAGTGGGCACCACTGCCCTCGGGGTCGTAGTAGGCGACGAGCGCCTCCACGAGCGGGATGTCGCGTCCGGGAAGCTGTAGAAGACCCCGGCGCTGCCCCGTCCACTCGTCGGTCTGGACCTTCAGCGAGGCGTCGACGTCGTACGGTGGTGCTGACTGGCGATGCACGGCCATCTGCTCGGGCGACTCGATCCCGACGATGGCTCGCGCGTTGTCAGCACTGCGGGAGACGGCACCGAAGGCCCGGGCCTTGATCAGCGCCTCGCGGTGCGCTTCGCGGTGCATGACGTCGAGGTCGTTGTCCTCCCACGCGATCTGCATCCGTCGTGCGGCCACCGGATCATCCGAGGTGGCACCCTGCACTGTGAGGCGCTCCACCAGAGCGTCGATCCCGATGCCAGCAGTGCCTGTCCGTGGGGGCGTCAGTGCCGGGTGCACCAGATCGACAGCCTCGCCGTAGACCTCTCGATACTCGCGAGCGATGAACGGCAGGACGTACTCGTTGCGGTAGCGCAGCTCGTAGGGCGCGCTGTAGAGCCTCTGTGCCTCGATTTTCCCCAGAAGGTGGATCGTCCACTGCATGACGGTGGGCACAGACACCTCCGTCAACGAGTCGAATTCCGGTCACATGGTGAACATGAGTGCTGGCAGTTCCTCGGTCTTGCCTGCGGTCACGGCGCCGTAGCGAGCGAGCGTCAGCGCGGCCAGCGGAGCGATGTTCTTGGATGGGTCCGAGCGATCCCACACCCAGCGGCCGGCCTTGCCGATCGAGCGCTTGCGGACCAAGGCCAGCACGTCGTCGACCTGGCTCTGCCCGGCGTGCGACAGGCGGTGCTCAAGCACGTCGTCCATCCAGCCTCCGCAGGCCTTCCCGACCTCCGGGACGGTAGCGACGACCACCTTGACTTTGAGCGCCTTCAGGTCGGGCACCATCGACACAGCGGGGCTGTCCGCATCGATCACAACTGGTATCCGTCGCCCCGCCCGTTCAGCGAGGTACTGCACCGCGCCCGTCGTGTCCGAGACGGCGTCCAGCTCGAGCAGCTCAACGTAGGGACGATCGTGCTTGAGCCAGCAGCCGCCGATCGCTACCACCCGGCTGTGCGACATGTCCACGGCCAGGGCGCTCGGCGGGACGTCCTGCTCGGGCGGCTCGTCCTCGACCAGCCTGTTCCACAGCGAGGGCGTCACCACCCGCTGCTGGACATCGACCTTGTCCCAGATTCCCAGGGCCTCACGGTTCCAGGAGTCGGGGTTCTTCAGCTTCTTCCGCAGCCGCAGCATCGCCCGCTCCGACGTGCGCAGCGGGAAGGACGGGTTCGCCTTGCGCCACTGGTCACGGTCCATCGGCTCGGCGCCACGGTCGGCGGAGAACTCGATGTATAGGGTGCCGTCCGACTCGCCGTCGAGCGCTTCCTGCCGGAGTAGAGAGAACCACTCCCCCTTGTCCTGCGGGCGAGGGGGCGTGCCCATCACGAAACACAGCGGGTTGACCGCCACGTTCTGCGCGGCGCCCAGGTTCTCGAGGGCATTCGTCGACAGGTGCTGACCCTCGTCGAACACGATCACGTCGACATCAGTACGACCGCGCCCAAAGCCAGACTCGCGCGCGCCGAACTCGATCGACGATCCGTTGACGAAGACGATCGCCTCGTCACCCTTGCCGGATGGCATTCGGCCGATGTGGCGCCGCAGTCTCGGCGAGGCGTCGACCAGCTCGACGAACTTTGCATAGGTCTCAAGGGCTGTGTCCTTGACCTGCGCTGTCCAGATGACGCGCAGGCCCGGCTTCATCAGGCAGAGGGCGAAGATGACGCATCCGATCAGATACGTCTTGCCGACCTGCCGAGGAATCGAGAACACCGTCGTGTCCGCAGCGTACTCGCCGTCCTTGCGCAGCCCGAGCGCGAGCATCGCCGCGCCGTCCTGCCACCCGTCGAAGCCCCACCCGAGCCGGCGACACGTCTCCCGAACAGCCGGCCACTCGGAGGCAACAATGCCGACCGGGGTAACAACATGCCGGGCGACCTCCGAGAGCCGGCGGCGATCAGTAGCCTGTGCCATCCCATGCAGTCGGCTCGAGGGGGGCTACCACCGATGCGTCCTCATCTTCCACGGACCGGCGCGACTCTTCCTCGCGGATCAGCGCATTCAGCTTGTTGAGCTCGTTGCTGTACTGCGGCCGCGTGTTGTCTGGAGCGGTCACCAGCGACTCGGCGATGATGCGGCGCTGAGCCTTCATGATCGCGAGAATGTCGCCAGACTCGACCGCCTCCAGCAGGGTCGGCGGAACCGCCTTCTCCTCCGCAGACACCACGCGCAGCGACTTGCGAGCCATCGCGGGGTCACCTCCGTAAGGGGGGGAGGGGGGAGGCAAGGGGGGGAGTGCGGCGAG